ACGAACATATCCTTCACCAGGATTAACCACAGGTCCTGCAGAGCCCGGATCACTAACTCCGTCATTACTATCCTCATAGGGATTATATTGACGGTATATGATTACCGATGCCGCGCAAATTTCCAGGGTTACCTTGTGTATTAATTATGCTCATATTTTCTCCGTACTCAGCTCCTTTAAATTTGTAGCCAAGTCTTTTCATTATGGCGCGAGGTATAGCGTTTCCATATTTGGGCAACACGCCAATAGCTCTCGCGGCAAAATTGAGATTTCTTGTCGAGTGATAATACTGATCGTCAGCACCCGTGAGACAATCATAGTCACCACAAGTAGCGTAAGCAGTATCATGCTCACCAGAAAATACATCAAGTTTGCTTATAGGTTTGCACTTTCTCTTTGACGTCGAACTTTGCCACTTACCATCAGACCAATTAGGTCCGGTATTGCAGTCAAAATACGGCATATGAAAGTCAGGCAACTCATCCATATTTTACCCCACCCAATCCCTATTAATACGCATTCTATTTTACTATATATACAAATGTACACGCACAACATGAATCTTTTAACGTCTTATTCAGGACGTCACGAGCAGTTTAATGTCGATGCTTAGGACTTAAAGATTTACGCACTCTCTAAACCCAAAACTTTGTACTTGAGCTGTTGTTGACTCTTAAGTAGTACAAGCGGAAATTTATCCGGGTTTGTTTTGCGGAAATCGCGGTACATATTGTCGAAAAAACGGAATTTCTTAGCATCCCAAACGTGGTTCAACATGTGGCACGCTAACGCATTTGCAAGATCTTCTATTTTAGTTCTCTTGAGATGCGCCACGTGTTTTGTAAACCTCGCCGGCAAGTAAGTCCAAGCTCCGTCCTTGAAGTGAAAAGTATTTGAAAAGTATTCACAACCGTTTAGCGATTTCTTTCTGTCAAACTCAGATGTTTCGACGCCGAATTGTGCAAATTTTGCACGATATTCCTGCAAATCGAATCCATCTGGGAAAGTTTGTAGAGTATCATCACCACCAGCTGATATACGGAACTTGTCACTAAGGATATCCTCATCAGAATACCCCATTCTGATCATAGCCAACACATGCAAAGCCACTTGG